TACCACGTTTAACATCTTCAATCTTTGCTAATGCAAATTCCCCATTCTTAGTGATACCAGACGTTCTCAGTCTTTTTGCAGTCTTCGGAATATCATCCTGAGAAAGTTCTGAATTGTAGTTAGAATCAATTGGAAGAGAATAATAATTCTCTCCTAAAATATATGGAAATACAGGATCGTTTGAATTATCAAGAGTTACAAAATATGCATATGTACCTTCTGGATAATCTGGTGTTACACAATATCTTCCATTATTTTCATCAAGACTGCCATATTCGGCAATGTAATCATAATCTTCAATAAAAGTTCCAATAGGATATTGACTAACCAATGGACCATCAGATCTGGAATTTTTTCTACTATAACTACTAGTCATTCTCACAATCAAACTTTGAGAATCTAATGAGTTTTGATATCCAAAAGGACCATAGATTGGATTACCATCATAAGCAAAACCAATAATTGGAGAATGATTTACCCCAGTATCTCCAGTTCTAATAGTTGATGGTGCTGCATAGTATGCATAACCAGAACCACGATTCGTTACGAAGTTTTTAAAGAAATATCCATTTTCGGAATCTAAAAGAGATTTGTTTTTATAAAAAGTATCTTTTCTCCATTTTGCAATTGATGCGACTCCTGTAGCACCAGATCCTACAGCAATAATATCTACCTGTACATTTTCTTGAGAATATAAACTACCACCATTAATTTTTCTAAAACTAACAATAGATCCTGCAGTATTAATGACTGCACGATAAGTAGCGAACCTTCCTCTACCTGCATTGTCAGTAATTCTTACCTCTGGTGGAGAAGAATAGTATTCACCAGCATTTTCAACTGCAATGCTAGTAATTTCACCATTAGTAACAATTGCTCTTGCTTCACAATTTCTACCAGATAATATTTCTATAGTAGGAATAGAAGTATATGATTTAGCATCATCAATAATAACTGATTCTACTACCTGTCCTGCAAGAACAGTTCTTGCTAGATTAGCAACTCCATTAATTAATACAAATGGTGGTGCTTTAAATCCAGAACCTCTAGAAGTAACAGATATAGATTTAATTTTGCCATTGTCAATCGCTTCCTCATCTTTATAACTTATAAATGGAATACCGTTGACAGCAATACCAACATCACGATATAATGTTTTATAGATCTCAGTAGTTTGTATCGGATGCTTTCTAATAATCTTTAATAGTTTTTGATCCTGTGCATCTGCAGGAAGAGTTCCTATAGCATGAGATGGAAATCCTGATGAAGCAATATAATAACCTTCACCATCTTCAAAGATAGCAGAAACGTTAGAATTAAGATCTGTAATTGCTGGAACACCAGTGCTTGTAACCCATCTTAGATTATTTTGTAGATCATTAATTCTAATATCATCTGTTATAAATCCTGCCTTAGAAATTTCTACACTTTCATTTGGATTTGAGTATGGAGACTCAACTAAATTTTTTAATCCATATAAAATGCCAAATACTTGAAGTTTTATATCACCAGAAGATACTTCTAAGTTATAGGTAACAGATTCTCCTGTAGAGTAAGATCCTGTACCACTTCTTGTCTTAATTACAAATTGATTTACATTTTTTTCTTCAAATGTAAATGTTTCTAATCCTATGTTAAATGTTCCTTTCTTTCCCCAACCCATTGTGGAAAATACATTTACTCTATCACCAACAGTTAATGATGAATTAATTGAACTAGTTAACTCAGTTTTTAAAGATGTATTGAATGTTCCGTTAACACTTTGCTCATTTAATATAATGTCATATAAATCTAGATTATCAAATGTTCCACTAAATTTTACATTATCTACAACAGCAGAAGCATAACTACCTTCTACGTTTTGAACAATTCGTTTACCAATTAAATCTGTTGGATTACCACTAAGAATCTTTGCTCTTAGAGCATATGATTGAATCCAATTAGATTCTGATGATTTTAAAGTAAAATCTCTTGGGTATGCAATTTCTGGATCTGGATCGTTATCAATCAAACATTTGAATAAAAATTTGATTGAATTATCAGTTCCCTTTGATTGGTAAAAGGATGAGATATTTTTGATGAGGGTTCTTTTATCTACACCCTCTTTTAAATATGCTTCTGGAAAATCTGCTAAGTATTGAGATTCAAAACTTTTAACTAGTGCATACAGAAATAGATTACTAATATTCTGTACAGTTGATCCATTAACGTGTGTACTAGATTCAGTGGTTACAAATGTGCTTGCTTTATAAAGATCACCTAGTGTTGTATTTCCACTAACACCACGACTAACCTCTAGAAATGAAACATCAGTTCTACTTCCATAAAAACAAATTTCATCATCAATTTTAATATATCCACTAAGTGGGAATGATGATGCATCTGCTACATTAATAGTATCAGCACTACTAGAAAGATTACCAGTAATCGTAGTTGACTGCTTAAGAATATTCTTCTCATAAAAATCTATATCACGATATGTTTCAAGGTTCGTGATAATATCAACAGGTTGACCCTGTAATTCTAATTGCTCATAGTATTTCCTTACAAACTTACTAAAAAGTTCGTATTCTTCATTAATGAAGTCTGGTAACTGAGACTCAACTAGAAATGAGATTTTATTAGCAGTCTTAAGCATCTACTACTCTTTGTATGCTACAAATGTACTTTTTGATATATCAACATCTAGATATACCTCACGTTTAACTTCAATATCTTTACTGAGAGGTTTAACTCTCAATTCAACTCTGTTATCTGAGAATGATCCTTTTAAGATAGTAAAATTATATAATTTAACTTCACCCTTCTCATAATCAATATCACCAATAGAATCATCAAGGAGGATTTTTTCTCCCGTCAAGGAATCTAGTCTATATAGGACAATTTTTCCATTCCTGTCTTCTAGAAATGATGTAAAATTAGGATGCTCAAAGACTGTCATACCAGTGGAAGAAAGAACAGGGTTATCACAATCTTTTAAAAATGCATTCTGATAACATACCTCATAATATGAAGATGAATTGATCTGTGCTATAAAGTCTTTTCTTAAAGTAACATCAGTAATGTTTGAATTGATAGAACGATCAGATCCATCAATTACACCAATAAATTTACTATATCTAAACTTACCATTAAATTTCTCAGTTCCTGATGTTTTCAAATATTCTTGAATGCCAGTAGTCGCAATAGATGCAATCTCAGTTGGGAGAGCATTTGTTTTAGATCCGTTATAATAAATCTTACTATTTAATTCAACAAATAGAATAGATGGATCAATAAATTCTGGTTTGACTGATGCAACTGTATATTGTCTTAATTCTTTGGTTAACTGCGATTTTGTAAATGCAGAAAGAGATGCTGCTTCTTCTGGTTTAACTGAAATGAATACTTTACCGTATTCAGGTGGAACCTGATCTTCTCCACCAAATACAATGATATCACTAATAGATGGATATAGATTTCTAACAATTGCACTGTAATCGTTAGATGTTACTGCACGGTTCTGAGATCCATAAAACTTAGTTGCATTAAATTTAATTTTTTCAATACTTTCAATATCAGAACCACCAGAAGACTTAGAATTAGTTGTGATAGTACTTACATTAAATGGTAATGAAATTGGAGTGTTATTCTCATCTTCTATTCTACCATTGAATAAAAACGACTTCGCACCATTTGATGAGGATCCATTAGTAGTAATATAAGAAATTTCAATAATTTCACCATCTACAGGTTTCTTACCTAAAATGTTGTCACCAAAGAAGATTTCATATTGCTCGTCTTCAACTTCACTAATAAAATATACCTTATCGTCAGAACCAATATCAAGTACACTATCTGCTTTTTTATATTCTTCAAAAACACTTGAACCAACAGATTGATATACTCTAATAACCAATGTATTCAAATCAGCAGCAGGATTGTTAATCCTGAAACGTTGAGACTTAATAGAATCATCAAAACTAGTTCTTGTTAATACTGTTGAACCCTCATTGAGAATTAGATTGTTGAATGATGCTACTTTATTAGAAACTTCTACTTTAACATCGTTTCTTACAATGTAACGATATAGAGTGTTATCATAATTGGTTACAAATCCTGTTCCTGCTTTTAATGTTACACTTGCAGGTGCAGTGCTAAGAAATGTAAGATCAAAACTTACTTCCGCTGTTGGTGATGAAATTGATTTTGGTGTATACCCCAACTGCTTTGCTAACGCCACTACATTGTCCCTAAGAGTGGCAGAGTCAAGGAACATCTCATTGACTACCATATTAGCATTAAACGCTGTATAGTACGTGTTATATGCTAATACATCTAGGAGTTGACTTAATGCTGAACCCTCAAAGTCATAGTCAGTAAAATCCGTTTGAGCTCTCATATAATCTTTGAGAGCAGTTTTGATTTCATTGAAATCTAAATTGTTTAACTGAGTATATGGCATTATCTCGTCCTAGACAGGAAGAATTCTATTTGTACAGGGGGGACATCTGTTCCTCTTATTTGATAAGTCATTTCCACGTCAAAACCGTTGTCGTCAAAGTTTGGAATGACGGCAACGGTTTGTACTGATATTCTTGGTTCGTATTGTTTGATAGTACTACGGATGCCCATCTTGATTTGAGCAGCAGTACCAAAGTCTAAAGGTTCAAACAAAAATGATCTAATATCCGAACCAAAGTCCGAATTGAATAGACGTTCACCCCTGTTAGTAAGAAGTAAACTAATGATGGCTTGCTTAATAGCAGCATTGTCCTTACTAACAACTACGTCGTCAGTAACTGGATGCTTCTTGAACGTTATATTGACATCTCTAAACGAGAGATTAGACGTTGCCATTAAGAGTATACGGAGTCACTAGTTATTTAGCAGGATCTTCAAAAATAATGTTCCAAGAAATGCTAATTCTAGATTCTTCTCCAATATGAGGGGTTACGTAATGTGGTAACCAACTCTCAAATACTAAACCCTCTCCTTCAGATGCTCTAAAGTTAATTGTTGGCATTTCAAAGGCAGTACCCATAGCTCCTGCTCTAGTATCAGGAAATCCAATTGATCCTGATGCTTGATTACATTCACTTGGCACCTTTACATAATAAACACCACTTAAACGGAAATTAGGGTGACTATGATAATTTGAATACCCACCTTTTCCCAATTTAACTGCCCAAGTTTCTAGACGATAATTTTCATCAAACAAGTCACGTCCTGCATATGCACTAGATGCTCCTAGAATCATTGCACGTAACTCTTGAGACCATTCGTAGTCTAAGTCTGTAAGGTTACACTCAGAATGCCAACCATTCTCGCCACCTACAGAAAATCTCTTAGTATCAGGGTTCTTTTTACTTTGCTCTATAATGTAGTTAGCAATCTTCCTGTTTAACTTCTTTGCATTACGATCATTACGAAATGCTAAAACTTGAGTAGGGAAGAATTGCTTTTTATCAATTGATATACTCATTCTTCAATAGGTTTCGGATAAAGTTCCTCTTTAATTTTATTACGATCTCTTTTTGCTGCCATTTGCAAATACTTGTCACTGTCTGTTTCAGTGATTAGGGTCATTCCCTCATCAACAAATTGTTGACTTTTATCAACTCGTGAATTGCCCATCTGAGTTCTCCGTCCGTAGTTCTCGTTCATTACTTGTTTCCCAAAAATAATCATCAGTGTCTCCAAGGCGTCCCCATTCAGTTCCTGCTTCAACTTCATACTTTATAGTAGATACTTTGAAATCGGGAGTTGTGGGGGTTTCTGGAGTGAGTGAAAGGTCATACAATCGCATCCTATTATTAGGATACAATGCATATTGACCATTCTTTAGTTCAATGCAGTTGTGTGACTTATGCTCCTGAGGAGTTTCGCTAACATTATTATCTATCACATCAATGTTTGCATGATAGTTATCTAATGTAAACAAATACTTACCTTTTACTAATCCATGGTCGCGAGTGCGTAACTCTACTTCCATCTCACCAATGAATCCTTTGCTAATTGCCATGACTCCGTAATCCATACAGTTCCAGAACTGTAAGTTCTCCAAACTCATATCCATAGTAGGAGTAGCAGGAGAACTTACAAACGCACTAATGGGTAACTTGTCATACATTGCTCCGTATTCAGGTAAGTAAGTTTCAAAATAGAAAGCACGACCAGGTATACTTTTAGCAGATACCCAAACACCTTCTACAAACTCTCCGTGCCCATCTTGATGATCGCGGAGATATTCTTTTCTTACCCATACCTTCTGTGCAGGTATGTTACATATTAAATTCATTCATGTCCCTCGGAGTTTCGGCGTTCGGGGCAATCAACCCCTACCTTGTCCACGATAACGCTTTTTCTTACCGTTGCGTGAACTGGCAGCATATTTTGTGTGCTTCCCAGTACCCTGACGAGTTTTCTTGGGAGTAGACTCAATCATGAGTCCGCCAGAAAGTCCAACCTTACTTCTTGCCATAATTTTATTTGAGTTGTGTACCAATTAGTATTGTAGGATGTTGGAACGGTCCTGTCAAGGGCCTCGGTGTACCTCCTATTACCATCTGTGCTTCGTCTCCAGTAACAGCAGGTAATCTTCCGTTGATAAAGACAGTTTTATTAACTGTTGGTTTGATTACCCTTTGACCTGGTTGACAAGGTAAAGGAATGAGTGGATTAACCTTTGTACCTGCCACAGGAGCGGGTACAGAGAGGTTGTCATAGATCTTTAGTGGAGATTTACCTACGACGACTGTTGAAAGGTATGGCGTCCCTCCTAGGGGCGATGCAGCATACAAACAGTTTC